TAAAGATCAATCTTATCAGTACCTTTTTCACGACAAGTGTGGTACAGGTACAACTAATTTAGGTACATGTGTTACAGATACTTGGAATGATTCGTCAAGTAATACTTTGTTAGAAAATGGTGGTTCTTTGTCTAGTGTAGCTATAGACTGTAGTGACCCACTTAATAATTCAAGTTGTTCAGGTTATGCTTCTGCATACTTGAGCCAAGAGTGTGGCTTAACGCAACTGTACAGCGAAGAATGTCCTGACTATTGGGAGTCTTATGAAGATTTACAATGCGATGAGAACCCACAGTATGCTCCATCGTGTCCAAGTTACAGACAGGAAGACAGCTTTGCATATTTTAATGAAGAGGAAGACTACGGCTATACCGAAGAAGACATGTGGTATGACGAGGAGTTTGACGAGTGGTTAGACCCTAACGACCCTTGCTATGAGAACAGGTGTGAAGGATATACGGACGCAGACTGGTATGAATTAGATACAGAACAGTTTGGTCAGGAGCAGGTAGACGAATGGTTCGGAACTGATATAGCTTTTGGAGATGATGGTATGGTAGACTTTGAATCTACACCCATGACTTCCTACGAAGACTTAGATGTCTTAATGGATGTTTGGGATACAGAACAAGAACACTATGAGATGGCTACGTATGACATGCTACCTATGGACACAACTGTAATGGCACATGAATTAATAATAAGAGAGGAAATAGAAAATGAAATTGTATATGAAGAAACTGAAAGAGAAGTCTTTGAAACTATGGAAGAACTTGAAGAGTGGTTTGAAGAAGAAACGCTTGAAGCTGAAGAAAGTATTGAAGAAATACTGGCAGTTGTTAACGAAGAAATTGAAGAGTCTATTCGTGAAGAAACCCGTGAAGAGGAAGTACACGAAGAAAACGAAAGTGTAGTTGAAGAATTGTTTGCGGAGGAAGACGAGAGTAGACCCGATGACGAACGTAAAAGTTCTGTCCGAGTGTCTGCTTTAGACATTATAGCCGGTACAATTAGAACAGCTTCTAATAGTGTTAGTTCCTCTAGCTACACAAGTACTAGTTCAAATAGCTTAAGTTCCTCTACGGGCTCGTATGGAGCTTCTAGCGGTACTTCTGGTGGTGGTGTAAGTACTTCTAATTCCCCTAGTATGTCTGCACAAATATCTTCTGCCAACATCCAAACTAATCAAGTTTTATCAATGAGTGTCGGAGGAAGTTCTTCTGTTGGAGGTTCATCTTCATTTAGTATTACACCGATGCCAACACTTGACGATTCTCCACAGGTTATGATGGCTGATGTTCAAGTACAAGACATGCAAGGTGAGATTAATACAGCAGTTTCAGGAGTCATGACAGCCTCTGAAGCTGACCAAGTAGCTGATAAAATTATTGCTAACAATATCAAAGAGCAACAGGAAGAAGCGGAACAAGAACAAGAAGATACAGGTGAGTACGGAGACAGGTCAACGCTTGTTGCCTACATAGGATACGTTGCAGGCTTTAATAGTTATAGAGATGCACAGATACCTCAACAAGAAACGTGGTATGAACCTCGTGCAATTTATTCAGGTGTGACTATTGATGATAACACACAGGCTTTTTATGGATTAGCAGGTGCTAGTCTTAACACGTTAGGTAGCATGATAAGTATGCAACCAAATTTATAGGAGATATTATGGAATGGTTTGAAAATAAAACAACACAGATAATAGCATTGGTAGGTATTGTTGGTACTCTAGCAGGCTTTGGGTATACAGGAGCTACTTATGTAAACAGATTAGAAAGTCTTGAAGGTGCTATAGGTGGGATAGATGATACGGAGAATGCTCAACAGATTATAGAAGAAAGGTTTGTGGGTATTGAAACTTCTGTAGAGTACATTAATAAAAGTATTGATGGTGGAATTAATCCTTCTCTAAGTGTGATGGCTGAAAATGCTAATGGCATGGGGAAAGATATTGTAGCATTACAAAAAGAAATAGAGTACCTACAAGAAAGTATAGATACTCTTAAAGATGACAATAAAAATCCTTTATCTAATTAGTTTTAATATTAGCATTAAGGGCATCCAATTCTGACTCCAATTCATTATGGATGTTTAATATTTTTCTTCTTGCTTCTCGTATAACTGTTTCAATTATTTTTAAATCTGTTCCCTTAAATAATTTATTAACTTGAGACAAAGGAAGACCATTGGTTTCTGTAACTAATCTTCCTTTAGAATCAAAAAGAATATGGAAAGATAATAAATTAGCTTCCGTTGCTTTGGGCATTTTGTATCTCCGTAAATGTTATTTTATCTTGCTTACCTCGAAGTCCTGCTTTCATGTAAGCTGTTGCTCTACCTTCAAAGAAGTTTTGATGTTCAACACCAAGCACTTCATCTAACCAAGGTAAAGGATTATCTCTTTGATCAAAGTTAGTTTTCAACCCAAGTTGTAGAAGTCTTCTGTCTGCTATGTATCTATTATACGCATACATATCTTTCTTTGTAAGTCCTTTCATGTCTCCAAACTGAAACACTAAGTCTAAGAACTTATCTTCTAGTTCTACCATCTCTCTACATATCTGATATATCTCTGCTTTAAAATCGTCTGTCCATATCTCTATGTTCTCTTGTATAAATTCTCTAAAGAGTTTGGTCATAGCTTCAACATGTAAAGATTCATCACGTATAGAATACGTAACAATCTGTCCCATCCCTTTCATCTTACCGAACCTTGGAAAGTTTAACAAGATTGCAAAGCTACTAAAGAGTTGCAAGCCTTCTGTAAATCCTGAATAGACTGCTAATGTTTTAGCAATCTCCCTTTTGTTTTTACGTGTAGGTTTAAAGTCTTTAATGTAATCGTGTTTATTTGCCATCTCTTCATACTCTGCAAAAGCTTTGTATTCTATATCAGGCATACCAACTGTATCAAGCAGTAATGAATAGGCATGTTGATGTATAGACTCCATGTTTGCAAACGAACACATCATCATACGTGCTTCAGGTTTTTTAAATATTCTCATATACTTATCTATATAACCTGAACCAACATCTACATCTGACTGAGTAAACAATCTAAATATTTGCGTGAGTAAATTCTTTTCTGACTCAGGTAACTCCTGCCAATCTTTAACGTCCGTGTGTAGGGGTACAGATTCAGGTAGCCAATGCATTTGATTCTGCTCTACGTATTTCTCAAACATCCAAGGATGGTCAAAGGGTTTGTAATAATCTCTTGTGCTTAATAAGCTCATGTGTTCTCCGTTTCTTTGGCATACATTTTAAGTAGCTCTTTGTTAAATTCTTTTTTATATTCATCTACTGTATAAGTTAGAGATTGTGCTGTTTTATTTTCATCACAATGATCTAACCATTTTCTAGTGCAAAATTGTTTAAAGGTATTACTCATCCTTCACAACTCAAACATTCTACATCTTCAAGTCTGACTCGTTCTACTTTAACATTCACGTTCTCAGCATTACGAGCAGCATCTGATCTAAAATAATATAGCGATTTTAATTTCTTCATCGCATACCAATGAACATCATTTACATACTGTAAGTACTCATCGTGTACTGCTTGAGACTCAGTAGCTTTAGGCATGGTGAAAAATAAATTAACACTCTGGCTTTGGCAAACATATTCTTGTCTCATGTGAGCGTGCTCAACTATATAGATTTGATTAATCTCATTTGCAGTTTTAAATACTTCCTTCTCCTCGTCTGTTAGAACATCTATACCTTGGGCTGACCCACTAGCAATTGTTATATCTTTCCAAATCTTTTCTCTTTCTTCAAGGCTCAGTCCTTTCTTCTTAAGAACTTTTTCCAAGTACTTGTTCCGCACTTGGTACGAGCCCGATAAAGTTTTGTGCGTAAACGAGTTAGCACGATATGGTTCAATACTAGGGGAAGTACCCCCACATATAATACTGCTACTGGCATTAGGAGCAATAGCCAAAAGATGAGCGTTACGCTTATTGCTACCATGTACATCAGGAGCTTCCCCACGTTCTGCACTAAGTCTTTCAGTTGCTGCCACAGCTTTCCCTTTAATGTGGGAGAACGCAACATTATTAGTGCTAGTAGCGAGTAGCCCTTGGAAAGGTACTCCTTTGCTTTGGAGTAGAGCATGAAAGCCCATCGCTCCAAGACCCACCGACCTCTCCCTATACGCTGAATAAGCAGCTTTAACCAGTCCTTCTTTTTCTTCTCTAACATATTTCTTAAACCTCTCAAAATTTGCACTGTACCCACCGATTCTACTGGTGTCCACAATGTCTTCTATAAAATGCTCTAACACATTGTCAAGCATTGTAATTAAATCATCAATAAACTTATCATCTTTCTTCCACTTATCAAAGTGTTCTAAGTTGACACTCGACAAACAACATACAGCAGTACGTTCTTCGTTAGTAGGTAATACTATCTCTGAACATAAGTTACTTTGATTTATTTTTAAACCTAAATCTTTCTGTCCTTGTGGTAAGTGTTCATTACAGGTGTCAATGTTAATCATGTAAGGCTCGCCTGTCTCTGCTCTTGCATTCAACATCTGCCACCACAAATCTCTAGCAACAACTATCTTAACAGCTTCCCCACTCTTAGGGTCAATCAGTCTCCACTCTGCATCATTCTGTACAGCATCTAAAAATTCATTGGTTAAATTTATACCATTGTGAATGTTTAAACACTTTCTATTTATATCCCCACCGGATTCTTTACGCATGTTAATAAACTCTTCAATCTCTGGGTGATTAATGTCCATGTACGCAGCGTATGAGCCTCGTCTAGTAACACCCTGATTGAAGGCTAACATTTGAGAGTCTACTACATGCATGAATGGGATTGAACCAGTAGAACGACTATGGTTAGAAGTACCAATGCCATTGCTTCTAACAGCACCCCAATATCCACCGATGCCTCCACCCGAACTTGCGAGCCAAATATTCTCATCATAGTGATCAGATAACCCCCTCCTACTGTCAGGCACGTAATTGAGAAAGCAGCTAATAGGTAAGCCACGAGTCGTTCCCCCGTTAGAAAGTATAGGGGTACTAAACATAAACCAACAGTCGGAACTGTATTGATAAAGCCTTTGGGCAAGATCAAAATTAGTTTCTCCTTTATACGTTGCCCCAAAGACTGCTGCTCTTGCGAATGCTTCTTGTGCATGTGTTTCTTCCTCCCAAAAATATCTATCTTTTAATGTATCTAAACTAAACTTGTCTAGTTTCTTTTCTTTGTCATAGTCTATAACTATTCCTAAGTAAGGTTTCTTTCCTACTTTATCTTCTACCATTACTCATCTCCCTTGTCGTTTAAATGTAATGCAATCAATGCATAGTGTATAATCTTAAGAAGGTCAGCGTCAGACTTACCATTCTTTTTACCATAACGCATTGCATACTTCATGATGTTACCTATACAAAAACCTTCGCCATGACCTGCATCTATTATCATATCAGTTGCCTGATACTTAGAGTGTGCATAGTGTTCTGTGTACGTATCATCAATGTATTGTTTAACACCATGTAAGTTTATACTCTCGTCAAATTTATAATCCATATTTATTCTATCCATTGTTTAGGCAAGTCAAATTCGCTGTACCATTTAAAGTTATTTTTCTCTGCCCATTCTGCATGAGTACGTTTACTACCATCTTTTCTTTTCTTAGCTGCAGGCATAGGTGCTAAAGGTTTTGCAAAGATAAACACAAGAACCTGATGAGCTTTTAAATTTTTACGAACCCATATGTATTTACTATACTCTGCGTAATCCCAGAACCTACCCTTTGCTTCAATTAAATATTCTACATTACAAAATGTTTTTCTAAAGTCAGGTTCATAAGTATGCTCAACTGTGTAGTCTATCTTATCTCCGTGATGTGACCATTCTTTTAATTGATTAACATGTAATTTATATTCCCAATTAGAATCATACCCTTTAGGTAAATCTTTTTCAACTGGTCTGATTTTACGGGGCTTACGAAATCCTTTCTTCATTAGTGTATTATCTCATGTTCGGGGTCAATTGTCAATCTTTTATTTTGTTCTTCATTAAGAAGTTCTAATAATTTGTTTACTATTTCAGGCTCTACTGTTTCAATACTGTTGCCTGCATATATATAACTGCCTACTATCATAAGCAATTCTGATATATCTATTAAATCAAGGTCATGTAAATCATTATCCATGCTCTAACTCCTGCACTTTAATTGTTGTATAGTCTTGTCTGCCTTGTTTAATAAGTTTTTTAATACCTTTAATAAACCAACGTAAAGTGTAGGCTGAAACGTGTAGACTTCTATTTCCATAAACGTGAGTCTGCTCAGGTATGTAAGTGTGTACATTTTCAAGAGTAACTTTTTCTTGTTCCTCTTCAGGCACTACACTCTTAAGCCACTCAACCATTAGTTGTTGTGCGTGCTTTCTTATTTTCTTTTCTTGCTTTGAATTCATTTGTTATCTCCTCTACTTTAGGTTGTTTAACTACAGTTGTTAAGTAAGAAAGTCCATTAGCATACTTAAATACTTTTAATCCTTCTCCGTTGTTAGAATCTTTATGACACTCAACCTTGTGCCTACAAAAGAAACATCCTCTTGCAAGTTTCATGTTGCCTGCCTTACCATCAGGTATCGGAGTGTAACAGATTTCAGGTGGTGTGTCCACCTTTAAAGACTTTTTTACTTTAGTTATTTTACTCTGTATATTAGGTTTGTCAAGTTCTTCTGGAATATAAAGAGCAAGTTCTCCACTCTCTTTGTTCATTGCTAGGAAGCCACCCTCAGATGTACCATGTCCTGCTTCGTAACCTGCAAGTTGTGCAAGGTATCCAAAGGTATCATCGTCTGCTAGTGTCCCATCTCTAAACTTCTTAAAGGCGAAACCTGATGCAGTCTTAACGTCAATGACTTGACCATCAATCACACAGTCCATGTGTCCTTCCACACCTTTAACCTTGACGTTCTTTTGTTCGTCCGTTACATCGTGTCCTGCATGTCTTACAAGAAGAAGTACAACCTCTTCGAGTAAGTGTCCGTAAAGAAATTTAATAAAGGTAGAAGGTGTTATTGAATTACTTTCATCAGGGTACTTCATGTCATACCATAACTGTCTGTTAGGTTTACCCACGTTGGACATACGTAACGTGCCTGTCGAGCGTGGTGTTGGTGTAGACCATTGACGTATGACTTCTTTCATGTCCTCGCCAAACTTATCTATGACTTCATCAGATAGGTTAAGTGATTCGCCCTTGCCAAGTACGGATAGTTTAGAGTAGATGTCTTCTACTAGTGTGTTTAATTTTTTCATAATGTACTTATTATTTCTATTGCTTTATCTTGTTTAATTTTAAACCACTCACCTTTACTATCTTCAGCTTCGTTTCTTAATAAAGAATGAGCAGACTGCTCTGCTTTTTTTCTATCATCAAAGAATTTACTATAGCATAATTTATAATCTCTTAAAGGGCTAGAAGTCTGGTAGTTTTTACACCTATCTTCAGCATCAATAGCCATACCAACTTTAATCCAACCATTCCAACAGGGATTATTAATAATATAAACATATCCTTCTGTTGTTTTATTGTAACCTTTTAAAGAAGAAAAGGCTGCACCTTCAAAAGTTTTAAACCTTCCTGCTTTAAATAAAGGATGAGACTTAGATACATACTTACCATTCACATACATTCTTTCAAGATTTGATTTAGGATTTGATTTAGCATTTAAAAATACATTTCTTTCTTTTTGACAATCTTTACAGGCACTATCTAAATCATCAGTTGCTGCTTTATTTTTATAAAAATCTTCAGTTGATTTTGTTTGTTTACAACTATAACAATATTTAATATGTTTCATAAGTTTCTCCTAAATATAAATTACTCTTTGTAAATTTGAAATGAACTTAGTTTTAGGTGTCATAAAAGTAGCAACATTTTCTTTAGTAATATTTACATCTTCATGATTTTTAATTACATCTATTGTTTTGTCTACATCTATTTTAAACCACTCACCAGATTGTTCATCACTTATACTTCCTAATTTATTTAATAAAAAATATTCTGCTCTAGAACAATTATCAAATTCCCTAAAATATTTTATTTTATAATTTCTGTAAGGACTACTTACATTATACGCTGATACTCTACGTTCAACATGAACAGCTTTACCCACCTTTACCCACCCTTCAAAAGAAGGATTAGTTATACAATACACAAAACCTT